TGGTTTTGAATATGATGGTACAAATTTTACAGACCCTGATCTACCAACTGCTGAACAAATTGCAGCAAAAGAAGCTAGAGAAGCATCTAAAGCAACAGGTAATCAAAAATTATTGGATCTAGGACTTTCACAAGAAGAAGCAACAGCATTGACAGGATATAGACCACCAGAATAAACATATTTATTTAGTGTGGTATAATGAAAGAAATACATAATTTTATCTCTGATAAAGAATCAAATTCTTTAATTAATTTTCATAAAGAAAATTTTAATTTAGATAATCCTTATAGTAAAAAACATAGAGAAACAGAGGTGCTTCAATTTATGAAAATGCCTAAAAACTCTTTAATTGACAATGTTTATTTTATTTTAAATAAACATATTGAAAGCATAAATAAAAATTATGAAATTAATTATTTTGAAATAGTTAAATGGCCAAAAAATGAATTTCAAGATAAACACAAAGATTTTTCATTTCATCCTTATACCAGTATATTATATTTAAATGATAATTTTAGTGGTGGAGAAACAATGGTTGGTGATGAAATTATTAAACCAGAAAAAAATAAATTAATAAGCTTTGAAGGAAATCAAATAATACATGGTGTAAATACTATAACAGAGGGAGAAAGATATACTATTCCTTGTTGGTACAGAATAAAAAATGTTAAAATTACTTGGAATTAAAAATTATGAATTTAATAAATTCTTACTATTATTTTAAATCAGTTATTCCTGAACGTATTTGTGATGATATTGTAAAATATGGTAATCAAATGAAAAGTGAAAAAGCCGGTATAGACCATGATAATTCTGGTGCAAAATTTAATCTAAAAAAAAGAAACTCAGATATAGTTTGGACAAGTGACAGATGGATTTATAAAGAGATACAACCTTATATACACGAAGCAAATAAAAAAGCTGGCTGGAATTTTCAATGGGATTATTGTGAACCTTGTCAAATTACTACTTATAAAAAAAATCAATATTATGATTGGCATTGTGATAGTTGGCCTAAACCTTATGGAAAAGGTAAAGATGTTAATATTGGATATCATGGTAAAATTAGAAAGTTATCAGTGACAGTTTCTTTATCTAATTCGAATGATTATGAAGGTGGAGAATTAGAGTTTGATTTAAGAAATAAACATCCCGATGAAAAAAATTTTTTAAAATGTGAAGAAATTTTACCTAAAGGATCTTTAGTTGTATTTCCATCATTTTTATGGCATAGAGTAAATCCAGTTAAAGAGGGAGTTAGAAAGAGTTTAGTTATATGGTGTTTAGGATATGAATTCAAATAAAAATAAATTTATAATACCTTTTGCAGGGTACCCTATATTTGTTATTCAAAATGGTTTTTATGTAAACGACGATGAATTAAACTTTATTAAAAATATAGAATACAATAATCATTTTGATACAAATAATTTAAAACTATCTAAAAATGGAGATGTGTTAAAATTACAACAATTAAAAAGATTAAAAAATTTTATTAAAGAAAGTTTAGATGATTATGTTTCTAATATATTAGAAATTAATAATAGTTTTTCTTTTTGTCAAAGTTGGTCAACCATTCAAAATGGAAAAACAAAACATCCTTCACATACACACCCCAATCATTTAATTAGTTCAGTTTATTATGTAAAAACTAAACAAACAGAACTTATATTCAATATAGACAGATCTATATTACAAAATGGATATTATTTTAAATATGACGTAAAAAATTATAATGTATTCAATTCACATTCCTATAAAGTAATTTTAAAACAAGGTGATATAATTTTTTTTCCAGGGCAATTACATCATGAGTCTTCTATTAATGATGAAGAAGAAAGAATTGTTATGGGTTCTAGTTTTTTTATAGATGGAAAATTAGGTAGTGAAGAAGACTACAATAATATAGAAATAATTAACAATAAAAAAGAAAGATATTAATATGTCGTTTAAAGAAAAAAAGTATCAAGTAGTTAAAAATATAATATCGTCTGAAATAGCAGAATTTGTTTATAAATATTTTTCTAATAAAAGAGAAGTTTCAAAATTTTTATTTGAACAAAAATATATTTCTCCATTTACAGAATATTTTGGTGTTTGGAATGATACACAAATTCCAAATAGCTATTGTCATTATGCAGATATTGCGATGGAAACTTTATTAAGAGAAGTAAAACCTATCATGGAAAAAGAAACAGATTTAAAATTAAGTGAAACTTATTCTTACGCAAGAATATATAAAAAAGGAGATGTTTTAGATCGTCATAAAGATAGATATTCTTGTGAAATATCTACTACATTAAATCTAGGTGGAGATCCTTATCCAATATATTTAGATCCCACAGGTCAATACGACCAACCGGGTGTTGAGATTAATCTTAATCAAGGAGATATGTTGATATATCGTGGTTGTGAACTAGAGCATTGGAGAGAAGAATTTAAAGGAGAAGAATGCTGCCAAGTATTTTTACATTATAATGATGCTAGTTTAGAAACTGCTAAAGAAAATTATTTAGATAGAAGACCTTTACTTGGTGTACCGGGTTATTTTAAAAAATGAAAAAATTTTTTGTAGAAGGTTTGTTTCCTACTCCTGTTTATATAAATAATATAGACAGAGATTTTACAGAACAAGAATTACAATTTGTTAATGACCAACAAAATAATTGTGTTAAAAATGAAGGCAATATATATACAGAAGATAATTATATTTTAAATAGAAAAGAATTTAAAAATATAAAAATTTTTTTAGAAGATTGTTGCAAAGATTATTTAGAAAAAATTATTTGTCCTGAAAATAATATTGAACTTTATATAACTCAATCTTGGTTAAATTATACAAAAGAAAATCAATTTCACCATAAACATTCACACCCTAATTCAGTAGTGTCTGGTGTACTCTATTTTAATTGTAATAAAGATAGTATTAAATTTTATAATTCAAATATTAATCACACTATTAAACCCTTAATTAAAAATTATAATTTTTGGAATTCTGAAACGTGGACTTTTCCAGCAAAAACAGGAGAGTTATTTATGTTTCCTTCATCATTAAATCATGGAGTAGATATTAAAAAAGAAAATAATATTAGGATAAGTTTATCTTTTAATACTTTTTACAAAGGTGTATTAGGTTCTGACATAGCTCTAAACAAGTTGATTTTGTAGCTTAAAATATGTATATTATGATGGATGCAGTGATTCCACCACACCACATTACTGCATCCTTTATAATATTATTGCTATTAAAAGATAAAAAAGCGTATATAATGAGGTACTATGCTACAGAAACTTAATTTCAAACCCGGTTTTAACAAAATGGTCACAGATTCAGGAGCCGAGTCTCAATGGGTTGATGGTGATTTTGTTAGATTTAGATATGGTTTACCTGAAAAAATAGGAGGGTGGAACCAACTTACAATTCAAAATTTAACTTTACCAGGTGTAGCTAGAGCACAGCATGCATGGACATCTTTAGCAGGTGAAAGATATGCCGCTATTGGTACATCACAAGGTTTGTTTTTATATTATGGTGAAGCTTTTTATGATATTACCCCTTTAGATACAGCTATAACTGGATTTACATTTACAACTACAAATAACTCAGCGACTGTAACTGTTAACAAAACTTCACATGGTTTATCAGCTGGACGATATTTTACATTTACGTCTGTGACTTTACCTGGATCAGGAACAGGATACACAGCAACAGATTTTACAGACACACCATATGAAGTTGTAACAGCCAGTACAAACAGTTTTACAATTACTATGGCGTCAGTAGAATCCGGAGCAGGTATTACAGCAGGAGGATCAGCAACAGTCAACCCATATGTAGAAGTTGGTCCTACATTTCAAACTGCAGGTTATGGTTGGGGTACATACCTATGGGGAGATTCTACTTGGGGCACAGAGCGTACAACCAGTGACGTGATTCTGGATCCAGGCTTCTGGAGTCTAGATAATTTTGGAGAAATATTAGTTGCAACTATTCATAATGGTAAAACATTTACTTGGAATGCAGGAGCAGCAACTCCTCGAGGAAATAGAGCAACAGTTATGAGCGGTGCACCTACTGCATCAAGATTAACACAAGTATCAGATAGAGATAGACATGTATTTCATTTTGGAACAGAAACAACCATAGGTGATCCAACAACACAAGATCCAATGTTTATAAGATTTTCTAATCAAGAAGATTTCAATACTTATGCTCCAACAGCAATCAATACTGCTGGAACATTTAGAGTAGATAAGGGAAACTTTATTGTAGGAGCAGTGTCTGGTAAAGATTATACACTAGTATTAACTGATAGTTCTGCTTATGTGATTCAATATGTTGGACCACCTTTTACATTTTCAGTTAAACAAGTTGGTACAAACTGTGGTTTGATTGGTCAACATGCACTTACTTATTCTAATGGTGTTGTCTTTTGGATGTCAGGTGAAGGTGGATTTTTTATGTTTGATGGTACTGTTAAATCAATACCATGTTTAGTTGAAGACTTTGTGTTTACAACTACAGGAGATAATCTAGGTTTAAATTATAATGCAACACAAATTATATATGCAGAACATAATACTCTATATGGTGAAGTAAATTGGTTTTATGCAAAAGATGGTTCTGATCAAATTGATAGATGTGTAACTTATAACTATGGAGAAAACTGTTGGACAACATCATCATTATCTAGAACATCTTATGTTGACACAGGTGTGTTTGATTTACCTTATGCAACCGAATATAATTTAACAGCTGTACAATATGTCATTTTCACCGTCCTTGCGGTTATCGGGTTTGTTACTTGGAGGAAAGAGTTTAAATTACAATTAGAATGATCAGAATTGCTGTAACAGGACCAGAATCATCGGGTAAATCTACCTTATGCCAAGCATTATCGGAGTATTATAAAGTAGAATTCATTACGGAGTTTGCACGTGGATTTTTAGAAGATAGAAATGGCATATATGTACAATCAGATTTAGATGAAATTGGAAAGGGGCAGTTAAATTTGATCCAGTCCTCTAAAGAGAATTTGATTATTTCTGATACTGATTTTTCCGTTTTAGAGGTTTGGTCTCAATATAAATATGGAGAAATATCAAAATTAATTCACGATTTAGTAAGTAGAAAAGTCTTTGATTTACATATTCTGTGTAGTCCAGATATTCCTTGGGAAGAAGATCCGTTAAGAGAAAACCCTCATAATCGAGATGAATTGTTTGAAATGTATTTAACCTCATTAAAACAGCATAACAAGAACTTTATTGTTGTTTCAGGTACGTATTCTGAGCGTATTGAAAAAAGTTTAAAATCAATTGACCTTCTTTAAAATGTTTAGCGTAGTTTTGCGTCGTCTCTAAGGGGTGCTGCAAGATTGCGGCTGAGATTACACCCATTTAACCTGCTCAGGATAATGCCTGCGAAGGGAAGTGATAGTAGAAGTAGTAGTTAGTTACATAGAGTTACCCCTTGTTCTTTGTTCAAATTTTATAACGTATGAAGACAAGAATTTTACTTAAAATCATTGGAGTGTTATTTTTTACACCCTTGATGTCATTTGCACAACACAGTATTAAAGGAACAGTTTCAGGAGCAGATGGGAACCCTATTCCTGGTGCTCTTGTTGGAATCAACGATACTTATTATAAAACTTATACCAATTCCAAAGGTGAATTCGTATTTGCTAAAATCAAACCAGGCGATTATGTATTGAGTTTTTCTTCACCTGGATTCGTCAAGATGGATAAGGACGCTAAAATGATTGACTCTGATATAGTATTAACGGTAATTCTTTCTGAAGATCTTCAGTTAATTGATGAAATGACAGTGCTCGCTACAAGAGCTGACTCAAAGACACCTACAACATACTCAGAGTTAAAAGTAAAAGAAATTGAATCAACAAATTTTGGGCAAGATCTTCCGTACTTATTAAACAACCTTCCTTCAACAGTGGTGACCTCAGACGCGGGTGCAGGTGTTGGTTACTCCGGAATTCGCATTAGAGGCGTTGATCCAACAAGAACTAATGTTACAATCAATGGAATTCCAGTTAATGATTCCGAATCTCATAGTGTTTATTGGGTAAATATGCCTGATTTGGCATCCTCAGTGGATAATATTCAAGTTCAACGAGGTGTTGGAACTTCTGCAAATGGTGCTTCGGCTTTTGGTGCAAGTATTAACATTAAAACAAATACAGTAAACAAAAAAGCCTATGCCGTAATTGATAATTCTTATGGTTCATTTAACACTTGGAAAAATACGGTTAAAGCGGGGACAGGACTAATTAACGATAAGTTTACAGTGGATACGCGTTTGTCACGAATTACTTCTGGTGGATACATCGACCGTGCAGAGTCAAATTTGAAATCGTTTTATTTATCTGGTTCTTGGTTGGGTAAAAAATCATCGCTACGTGCAACGGTTTTTAGCGGGAAAGAAAAAACATATCAAGCATGGTATGGAACACCGGAATCCGTGATTAACGGAAATCAAGATGAAATTACGGCCTATGCCGATCGCAATTATATCTTCGGAAGTGATCGAGATAATTTATTAACCTCTGGAAGAACCTACAATTATTACACTTATGAAAATATTATAAACTCTGGATTAAATCCAAATTTTTTAAGCTCTGAAAATATAGAGGTTATTGAAAATATGGAAGAAGAAAAGTATAGAAAAGAGAGTCAACAATGAATGTACTAATACCAATGGCTGGAACTGGAAACCGGTTTGTACAAAAAGGATACAAAGATCCAAAGCCATTAATCAAAGCAAACGGTAAAAGAATAATCGAGTACATCATTGATATGTTCTCCCCAGATGACAAAATTACTTTTATATGCAACAGCGTTCATGTTGATACAACAGACATGGTT